GCTTTTAAATTGGCAGAAAAGGCTAGCAACTCAGCAACAAAAGTTGGCAAGGTTGCAAGGCCATTGAGAAAACTTGGCACTGCATCAGCAGCAGTTTTTATTGGCTATGGAGCTGCAAAAGTCACTAGAGGTTTCACCGGAGAAAAAAATGAATTGTTTGAGAGTGCTGTTGGAACTGGTTCAGCCGCCGCAGTATTAAATGCAAGAAATATATCAGAGAATTTGTTTCAATCAGGTCAATACCCAAAAGCTTCTATTAAAAAGTGGGGAAAGAAAGCTCTTAAAAAAATTGTTTCAAAAGGTAAATTGTGAGTTTTTTTGAGAACAGTAAAGTAGAGACCCTTGCACAGAATCAGGTTGAGGAAGTGCAGGATCTCAATAAAAGAGAAGTGAAAAAGATGATGAAGCTCTATAAGAGCATTCGCCTTGAGCTTATTGATAGGCTTCACTCAATGCCAAAGGGAACTTTCACATCTCAGAGAATGAGATCCACTCTTGTTCAAATTGATGCTGCCCTGGTGGAAATGCAGAGAATTCTGGGTAAGGGAATCAAAGAGAGCTCCATGATTCTTGGTGAGAGATCTTCTGAGGATCTCATCAAAGAAATCAACACTTTTGACAAAGAGTTCACTGGTGCTGTTTTCCCACTAGATCTCGATGCTGCCCTGGTGGCTTCAAAGACTTCCAACTTCTTATTTGAAAGACACGAGTCGAGTCTTGAAGCTTATAGCAAAGCTTTAAGACAGGACTTTGCCATGGAGCTTACTGAAGCTGTTTTAACTGGGAAGTCTAATTCTGAGATAGTAATGGAGCTGGGCCAAAAATTTAAAGGTGAACAATGGAAGCTTGAGCGAATAGCAAGAACAGAGCTCCATAATGTTTACAACATAGCAAAGATGGATGGAATGAAAGAGGTCAGAGACAGTGGTGATATTCCAGATCTTATGAAAACCCTTTTTCATCCAATGGACAATAGAACTGGAGCCGATTCAAAAGCTCTTAATCATAAGAATCCGAAGATTCCTATTGATGATCCGTTCAAATTTAAGTGGGGAGATCAGGAAAGAGTCTTTATGGCTCCACCAGATCGGCCAAATGATAGAGCCATTTTGCTCCCCTATCGCAAGGACTGGAAATAAATCGGCATGGGTCGATATTAAAAAATGAACATTTAACGGGAGGAGACTCGTATGTCAGGAACAAACGACGACAAAGATAAAAACAAAAATGTAAAGCCTAACCCTGGCGGTGAAGGTGGAGAAGGTGGATCTGGAAACGGTGAAGCTGGAGGAAATGAAGGCGCAGAAGGTAGCGAAAATCTAAACCCTGGTGGTGAAGGTCAAGGTACTGATGAGTTTGATTATAGTGATCCTGAAAAGGTTCAGAAAGAGCTCAAAAAACTACGCAAAGAGAACGCCTCCCGTAGAGTATCTAGCAAAGAGGCCAACGAGAAGCTGGCCAAAATGGAAGAAACTCAAAAGAAATTAAAGGTCGCTTTGGGCCTTGAGGAAGAAGACGATCCGGCTGAGCAAGTTGAATCTCTTCGCTCTCAAAACGAAGCTTTACAGATGGAAATACAGCTCAACTCGATTGCGAGTGAATTGGAAATTCCGGCGAAAGGTCAAAAGTATTTTAAATTTTTGATCCATGATCGTTTAAGTGAATTAGAAGAAGGTGAAGAACTTTCAGATGAGGATCTTGCCGAGATCGCCAAGGAAGTAAAGGGAATGGGTGGAAATGCCCCAAGTTCAACTGGTGTGAACAGTGGTGGCCAAGGTGGCGGTGGAAAAGCCCCATCAAAAGGTGATGAGATGACTGTTGAACAGTTTGGACAAATGTCTCTCACAGAGAAATCAGCCCTTTACCAAAAAAATCCAAAAGAGTATGAGCGCCTATTTTCAGCAGCAAAAGAAAAAGGGTTAGTTTAACTAAGGAGAATTAAATGAGCGCAACTCAATCAAGTGATGTGGCCTTTGTGCCAAAGGTGTGGTCCGACCATATAAACGCGTATTTCGACAGAAAAATGGGTTTAGGTTCGTTGGCCATGATGGATAAAACTCTTCAAGGGGAGCCAGGTGATACTGTCAATTTCCCTTACTTCAAGACTATCGGAGCAGCTCAAGAGCCTGCAGAAAATGAAGGTCTGGAAGTTGAAGCTCTCCAAGATGACGCTTTCAGCGTGACTGTTAAGGAGATCGGGAAAGCGATTGGTTGGAAAGATAAAGCACGACGCAAGTCTGCTGCCAACAAGCGTGGTATCAATCCGAATGGTCGTCAGGAAGGTGAAGGTCAACGTCAGATCTCTCGTGTTTTCGCAGAGAAAGTTGATGCTGACATCATCACTGAGATCAATACCAATGGAAATTATGAAGCTGGTTATGTGGCTACTTCTTCAACTCATACTTGTACTGTTCAAAAAATATTACAGTCCAAGATTACCGCTTTCGGTGACAAGCAAAGTGATGCCTTGGCAATCGCAATGCACTCACAGGATTTCTTATCCATGATGACGGATTCAAACACTGGCTTTCTAAAAGCTGATGCTAATGATCCTTTTTATGGTCGTCCTGGTTTCGAGGGTCGTTTACTGGGAATGGCGTTGTTCACTTTGGACACTATGCCAGAGGTTAGCGGTGGAATTGACAGCACGACTGCTTATTACCACTTTATTTTCAAGGCGAATCCTTTCGGGATTTATATGGCCGAAGATATGGACCCAGAAATGGATCGAGACATTCTCCATCGTGAGACTATCTTGGCAGCCACAATGTGGTACGGAGTGCTTGCACTTCATGGCAAGGTTTCTTCTAACGATAAGAGAATTGCTCGCGGAGCCTTCTGCGTATCAGCTTAATTGATTGGGGCTACCAAGCCCCTTTCTTCGTATATTTATTTTAATTTTTTCAAGGAGATATTATGTCTTTAAGTAATGACAACAACCGTGGGAAGGTCAGCGTTTATGTGGGGACACTAGCCACTGATGACACTCAAGTTCCCGTTTGTCACTTCGCAAAAAAGGTGAAAATCCTTTCTGTGAAACTGATTAACAATGCTGTGGTAGCAGCTAATGATTCCAACTATGTTCAGCCTTCTCTCCAACACGTTGGCGGGAACGTAATTGCTGAACTTGACACCAGAGCAGCTCACGAAGGTGCGCTTGCGAAGAATGTTGGGAAAGCAATGAACATCGTTGAGGCCGAGCAATACGTTGCTGCTGGTTCGGATTTAGAACTTGATTATCAAGAAGCTGGAACAGTGACTCTCACTGCTGCCGTTCTTGAGATCGACTACTTAGAACTTTAATATTTAGAGCGGGGAATTTACCCCGCTTTTTTAACGGGAGGATTTTATGGGCGCAACGATGTCTCGTAGAAGAATTAAAGATAAGAAGAAGAAAAAGATGACCTTAGTTCCAAATAATGGAGCTGGTGAATCTGAGATTGAGAAGAAAACGAAGAAGAAGACCACAACTAAAAAGGTGACTACTTCTAAGAAGAAAACAGCCAAAAAAGCTGCGACTTCTAAAGCTAAAAAGAAAACAAAGAAGAAGGTCACAAAGGCTGCTCCTAAAAAGGCGACCAAGAAGACCAAAAAAAAGTAAACCTTAAGGGGGAATGATGGCTTTCACTGAAACTGAAAAGGTGAAGATCCTAAGATATATAGGGTGGCCACCAACAACTATTGTCAGCACTTCCCTTGATTATTCTAAGATTGTATCTGATCGACTTACAAACGCCAGCACAGTCACTCAGGGGCTCGTTAGAGAGCTCCTTGATAGAGTGGAGAAGCTAGACTTAAAACTCGATACAGCCATTTCTCGTGCGGGTGTGAAGCAAATTGATGACATCACTCTGAGGGACAATGAGATTGAGATTCTGAGAAAGGAACGTCGAAAGATTTTCCGAGAGATTGCTCTCCTCGTTAATATAAGAATGATTGGTGGTTCGATGATGGGGACTGTCTGCGTATGAGTGGAATAGTTGATGATCTCAAAGAAGGTTTAGATGACATCCTTGGAATCAGGGATGACATAGGTGCAGCCAAGCAAGAGGTCTATTTTCTCGAATACGAATTTAGTGGAACTGAACTTGGTGATGGAACAAAAACCATGAAGTCAAAGGAGCGGATGCTTCCTACCCCACGAGTAGTCGAGTTCAAGCATCAGCTTGGAATAAAAGAGGGTGGAGCTGTAAAGCAAGGAGACATCTTACTCAAGATGGTTTCAAAAGCAAAATATCCTGACAAAGCCACTTTGGAGTTTTCAGGTTTAGAGAAGAACGTCGAAAAGTTTTATGAGATTGGCGGCAGGAAATACCGACCTATAGAGATTACTGAGAAGCATCTCACTTGGTCGATTCTCTGCAGACCATTATCGGGACAGAGGTAAAAATGGCAAAAGAACCAGTAAACAAAAAAGGTCAGAAAGTAAGGTTTATCAGGAAAAATGGAAGAGTGATTCCCATTAAAGTAAAAGCTGGATCTTCTGCTGGTGGTACTGGTCTGAAAGGTAGGAAGAAAAAGTCAAAAGACCCTGCTTTAAGAAAACTAGAGAAAAACGCTTCGTCTTTATCTAAAAAAAGAGGTGCTGCCTATAAAAAGTCAATGTCTAGAAATAGGGTAGCCAATAAAGTTGGCGTGGCTGGGATGGCTGTGGCTGCGGGATCAGTTCTTTTTGGAAATAAAAAAGGTATCTTGGCAGGAGTAGCAACAACAGTGGGATCTCTTGGTTTTATCAAGGCAACAGGAGGAAAATCTAGTAAATTATTACGAAAAGAACTGGATGCTTACGATAAAGTAGATTCATATAAAGCGAATAAAAAATATCAAAAAAATAGAACAGGAATTTAAGGAGGAATTATGAAAAAAGTAGGTGGAAAAAAATCATTGGATCAATTGGAAATCGTTAGTCATCCGCAAAATCACAATGCTGGTTCTGCTAGAAATGGAAAAGCTCGTCCTTGTAATCCAGGTCTGAAGCCAAAGGATTCAACGATGGCGGTCCCTGGTAAGTAATGGCTGTAAAAACGGTAAGACTTGAGGACTTTGCCAAAACTCTAGAAGTTGATGGCAAGCAAAGAACGGAAGATTTCAGGAAAGCGGTTGTCCGTGGAGCCATGAGATCCATTCCTGATCTTGTAGAAAATTCCCCAGTTGATACCGGACTCTATGCGGCTTCGTGGAGATTCGAGCCGAAAGAGTGGGGAGCTATCATTGGAAACTTTGCTCCTCATGCAGCAATTATCGAGGAAGGTGCAAGACCCTTCACTCCTCCCATGGGGCCTTTATTGGCGTGGGCAAAAAGGGTTTTAAAAGATCCAAGCACCCCACCAAATTATTCAAGCGAAGTCTGGGCTCTTGCTAAAGGAACCCAACTAAAAATTCAAAAGTATGGCATGAAGCCAAAGCACATTTTGCAGAAGCAAATTCCAGAGATTCTGGACAACATTAAAGATGAATATGAGAGGCTTCAAAAATGAGTGAACCAAGAGCTCTGGATGCAGTACAAAAGGCTATTATCAAGCACCTTGAAGAAAATCTTCCTGGTGTTGATTCTGTGCTCGATGGTTTTCCAAATGTAAATGAAGAACTAAGTTTTCCAGCGGCTTCAATAATGATGAAAGATCCAATTCTTGATCTAGCCATGAACGAATACACAATTTCAAAATCAGAAGTCGAAGCCCCAGGAGATGGGGAGACTGGAGAGAAGTCTAAGATTCTCAGAGTTTATGGCGAATACACAATTGAAATGCAAGTTGATTTGTGGGCTGAATATAAGCCTCAACTAAGAACTCTCATGGAAGAATTTTCTAAACTATTTAATCCCTCGATTGGAAAGACAGGGATTTCTGTTCAGTTGGAAAATTACCATGATGAATATGTCACCTACACTTTAGAAAGGTTTAGGATTGTTGAGGGAGAAGCCGAAGCTCAAAGGAATGAGTGGAGAGCTATTGCTACGGTTTCGACTGGATGTCGAGCAATAAAAGAGCACCTAGAATATCTCATGCACACTATCGAGAACAATATAGAAACACCAGATGAGATCGAAAGCGAGGATGATCCTAGCTATTTCGGAATCATTTAAAACAAGGAGATTATAATGCCTGGAATTTTTCGATCTACCGATCCCACAGTTTGGGACGACATAGACGGGATTTATATCAATGAGGTGACTCCCCCTCCTAGTGTAGTGGGAGCCGCCGCAAACGTAGCCATTTTGGTTGGACAAACTGAGCGGGGCCTTTCGGCTTTGACTGAGCTTGCCGGAACCCAAGATTTCTATGAGCGATTTGGTAGAAATTCATCTTTCGGAGCTCACACAGCTCTATTAAATAAAAAAATGGGACGTATCAAGTTGATCCGAGTGGTCGCCTCTGATGCTGTCGTGGCTTCCAAAACATTCGACACCAAGTTGACCTTTACGGCCAAGCAAGGCGCGGGAGTTTATGGGAATAGCTTGCAAGTAAAAATTGAACAAGGTTCAAGCTCTCGTCAAGAGAAGCATACAATCACTTGTGTTGCTGATGACTCTGATGATCTTGATGGAACTTTCTTCACTCTTCCTGATGAAGTTGGAACTGTTGGTTTTTGGATTGATACGGATGACAGTGGTACTTCTGCACCAACAACTGGAGCGGATCGTGATGTAGAAATCTCAACCATTGTTACGGATGACGATGATGAAACCGTAGCCTCTAAAATTGCGGCTGTCATAAATGCAGATTCTAAGTTCTCAGCGGTTGCCGTTGGTGCAGTGGTGACAGTGACTTGTTTGGCTTATAATGCCAATTCGGATTCTGCCGCTGCAAATACTTCAGGCTTCACAATAGCTCAAACAGTGGTTGGTGTTGATTCTGGGAAGAAATACACAGTTCGAGACAATGGATCAACAGCTCAACTTCCAGTCGAAGTTTTTGATGATGTGAAAATAGCTTCAATTACTTCATTCACTTTCTCAGGATCGCTCCTGATTAGTGTCGCGGTTGTTGATGATGCAAGTGGGGAGCCTGCAGACCAAGCTTATACAGCTTTGGAAAGTGGAGCAGATGGAACTGTCGCTGATACTGACTATGAAACGGCAATAGCTTTGGCTGCTGTTGAAAAAGCTGGGAATGTGATCTTCTTGGATTCTTACAATGATGCAAGAAATGTTTATCTCAAAACTCATGTGGCAGCCACTACTGATAAAATTGCGGTTCTTGGTGGAAGTTCAACTCAAACCTTTGCAGAGTGGATCGCGGATCTTGATAATTATCGAGATACTGATGGTCGAATGATCTATCCTTTTGGTTGGGTTGAGACGCTCATAGGTGGGGTTCTAACGTACACAAGTCCAACAGCTTGGATTGGTTCAATCTTATCGCAAACAACTCCTTACAAGAGCTTGAGCGCGGTTGAAAACGCATCCATGATGGCGGCGGTTACTTCTCTAAAGACTCCACTCACCAGAGCGCAGCAAGTTCAAGCAGACGCGGCTGGTGGGCTAACTTTTGAGTTTGATGAAGATTTTGGATACTTGGTCAAAAATGCTGTTACCACTCAAATTGCTAACAGTGAGAAGAGAACAATCCTTCGTAGAAGAATGACTGACTATCTTACTTCAAGCATGGGTACTTATCTCAAAAATTACTCAAACGCTGTGAACTCTCAAGAGAACAGAATAGCTGTGAAGGGTGCCATGATGGACTTCATTAACCGTCAAGAAGTTGATGGGATCTTGCCAAAAGATTCAGAAGTTGAAAATGGCGTGGCAAAGTTGGTGGACACAGAATCCCTGAACACCAATAGCTCAATCGGTCAGGGGTTTTTTAAAATTGCTTACAAACAAAGAATTTACAGCTCAATGAGATACATAGTGCTCTCAATCGAGGTTGGAACTTCTGTGGTTGTAACCGAGCAAGCGGCGTAAGGGAGGACTGATGTCAGCAAGTTTAAGAGGCCATCAAGGCCAATTCAAAGTGTATGAAAATGGTCAGCCAGTCGAGCCAATTCCAATTACGAGTGTTGATATAAATCAAGACTCGTCCTTTTCGCGCACCTTCTATGTGGGGAATCCCGTACCAGAAGGCGATCAGGTTATGGAAGGTTTTTCTGGAACCATTGAAATGGAAGTTAAGGACGACAGCATTGAGAGATTCATTGATGCCTTAATCACCAATAACCTAAATGGAATTGGAGTCAGTGATTACTCCATGATCTCCACTGAGGAATATGCCAACGGGCAAAATGCCTCTTATGTTTATTATGATTGCCAGTTCAAGCTTTCAAAAAGACAGGGTGGATCTCGTGACAAGATCACAAAGAGACTCGATTTTCAATGTAGTGGAAGACAAAGATTGTAATTTAATAATTTAAACGGGAGGCAATATGTCTGGAAAACACAACAACGGTGGCGGTAATAATCGCCACCAAAATAATAATCAGAACCAAGGTCAGCAAGAAGAAGTTTACAGCATCGTTTTAAGTGCTGACTCTGAAGAAGAGAAAACAATATTTCTCCGAAAAATGAAAATTTCCTATAAGGGAATTGCCATGAAGTCAGCTCTTTCAAGAGCTAACAATGATAGAAATCATGCAATGGCTGTTTTGGATGAGGAACTTTTAAAATTATTACTCGTTTCTGTTAATGGAAAAGATGTTTCAGCTTCGCAAAAGGAAGACTTAGATAGTCTTTTTGAGCCAAGTGAGTTCTGGAGTTTGTTGGAAGTTCTCCCGCAAATTACTGGAATGGATAATGGAGGGACTAATGCCCCCCAGGTGAAGATCGCCTTTACTGGGAAACGATAGTTTGGATCTGTCGATATACTAGCCTCCGTCCGAAAGATATTCACGAGATGGAGCCTTGGCAATTCAAGGTAGTGATCGACAAGCTCAATGAGATTCTTGAAGAAGAATCAGGGGGAGAAGAATGAGCGCACCTTTAGCATATAAGGTTTTAACGGAGTTTAGGTTTGAGATCGGTAGTGCCGTTACAAACACAAGAACTCTTGCCGGAGAGGTCAACAAGATCTCGGATGCTGCTGGTAATGCTCAACAAGCTCTCACTGGTGTTGGAGTCTCACTCGTTCAAAGTTTTGGCGTTGGATATTTGACTGTTGGTGGAACTATTTTTAAAGCTTTTATGGCTTCTGAAAAGTTCTATCAATCTCAATTAAAATTATCCAATATCTTCTTATCAAAAAAATTCTTTGAAGGTCCACAGGCTTTCCAACAATCAATGGCGGCATCGGCTGATGCTTTGGAAAGAATGAAGAGTACCGCAAGGCAGTTTTCACTTCCAGCAACAGCTCTGGCTGGATTGTCTAGTTCTATAGGTGCGGCTTTGACCGTGAAGGGTCTTGATGACTCTTCACTATCAAAATCGACGGATCTTTCAAGAGCCTTCTTAAAATCAGCTCCAATCCTTTTGCCTGGGCAGGACCCATTGGCATACCAAGGGCAGCTTATGAATTTAGTTTCTGGCCGAGCTAATATTGGAGGAACTCTTGTTCAAAGATTAATGGATGAGACAAGTGCCATGAAGCCTTTTGCCGGAAAGGGTGGAACTGGAAAGTTCAATGCTCTTGATCCTGCAAAGCGTCTTGATGTACTTACGAAATCACTCGATCAGTTCTCTAAGCAAGTAAAGGTCAATGATGCAATTGCAAAGTCATTTACTGGTCAAATGCAAAGAATGAGAGATAACCTTTTTAGTATGTTTTCAATTTTCAGAAAGATTGGTGATGCCATCAGGATTCCACTCACTGACATCATAAAAAATGTTAATGATTGGATCGAAACTCATGGTGAGAAGATCGCAAATAATATGGGAAGTATGCTTGAAAGAATCTTGCGTGATCCTGTTAAGTTGTTTGTAAACCTTCAAACTTTAAAAGGTATGGGATCAGATTTTAGTGCAGCTGGAGCTTTTTTGAAATTGCTTACTCAACTGGAGTTCGCTGCATTTGCTGCCACAGGTCTTGGAGGCTTGGGTCTTCTTGGTGGTTTTTCTGCGGGGGCCGTTAAATTTGGTAATATAGTCAAAAAAATAGTTGGATGGTTTTTGCCTCTCTCTACTTTAGCCTCTGGTGGGATGATTGCTGGAATAGGAAAGTTATTGTTAGCTGTTGGTAGACTCTTTGGATTCATCTTCTTTATGCTTCAAACTATAACAATGGCTGGAGCAAAGGCGAGTGTGCATAATAAGCTTTGGCTTGCTGAAAACAGCTCCAAGGTGAGTGACATCATTGTCAAATTGAGCAAAGCCTTTTCTGCAATCCTGTATCCTATAACTGCCGGAATGGACGCTTTGGCTGAAGTAATATCTCTATTCTTTCGATTAGATTTATCAGGAAATTTTTTGATAGCAACTTTTGAGATTTTGGCATCAGTTCTGGAATTTCTTGGGAAAGTAGTTCTTAGAATCTTTGGATTCATCCAGGGTGTTGTCGATATGCTGACGCAGATACCTTTGAACCTTTCGAGCTGGATGTCCGGTGATATTGGTTTCAGCGATATGCTAAGTCAGATGGGTGATACATTCATGCGAGGTTGGGACTACCACTATAATAAAATCTATGGTGATGAAAATGAAGTTCCTTATGCACCAGGTAAAGGTAAGACATCCAAAAACACGACTTACATGAATGTGAATATGTATAATCAGTTCAAGGAGCAGATGGAGCCGGATAGAATCGCCTTCACCCTTCAAGAACAACTTTTCAAGGCGGCGACTAACCCTAGAGGGACTAAACGTCGATCATTTCAGAGAGGATCATTGAAAAAATAGGAGGGGTCTTTGGGAATTTTAAATGACACTCTTTCCACTGGACTCAATAGCCTTGGAGTTAATACTTCTAAGGTTGTGAATGTTCCTGATTATGTGGGTGGTGATTTTCCTGATGGCCTTGTTATTACTCAAATCATTAATGACAAAGAAGAAGAAGACTCCCAAGGAAAGCCAGTCAATTTAGTTCTCAGAGGAACTTTTTCTCCTCATCAACCTTGGGAATGGGGTGGAGAGCAACAGATTGTAAAGGAATATTATTCCGGTAATGATCTCCCATCGGTTCAAGTCTTAGGACCTCGTGAATCTGACATCCCTATAAAGGGAACATTAAAATCAAAATTTTTTAAAAAGCAGGATGCTCAAAATATTCGATTGGCTGCAGAGGCTTATCAACAGCAATTGGATCTCCTTAGAAAAAAGGGAAATCTTATAAAGATACAATTGGGTGAATGGCAGAGATACGGCTACATAAAAATGGCCAGCTTTAAAATGAGAACCAGAGCGGACATTGATTATGAACTTGATTTTATGGTGATCTCTGAAGAAAAGCCAGATTTTTCCAAATTTACAGAAAGGTCTGATGATGATTTAAAGGCTCCAAATAAAGCTCTCATTGATGCTGCGGCTGCACAGCTTTCAGCTTCAAGAACATTTCCTACTGAGATGACTCAATCGGTGGCTGAGTTATTGAATGACCAAATTTCTGAGGTAGCTTCTTCAATTGCTGTGGTGACTGATTTTGTGAACGGTATTCTCACGGATGCTGAACAACTACAGGCTTCTGCTTCGAGAGCTGTTGGTTTAATTCGATATGCAAGATCACAAATAGCCACAGCTTCTCGTCGAATAGGCGCAATTTCCTATAATGTTTCAAACCTTGGAGCGACTGCCGCCACAGAAGCTCAGAAGTCAGTGGCCAGCATTGAAAGCATAAATCACATTGGGCAAACAAGACTCAATTTCACTTCATTGGCTCAAAGGTTGGCAGCCATGCAACAGAAGTTCGCCTCTCTTGCTTTTACTTTGCCACTTGAAAGGTATCTGGTCAGAGAGAACGACACTCTTCAGAAAATCTCTATTCGTTATTATAACACTGTAGACAATTGGACTGTCATATATGACCACAATGAATTGAGTTCAACAGAGCTCACTAAAGGGCAGATCCTAGAAATTCCGAGGCTCTAATGGGAATATTTTACCCACAGGCTGCAGTAACATTGAAACTAAGACTAGAGGACTATGTCAGGGATTCCAATTCACTGGATTTCTATGAGTTCACCGTTTTGGCAAAGTCTGTCACAGTGACCACAAATTCCTATTTTGAAGCAGATACTTTTGAGTGCTCAATTGAATACAAAAATTTTCCTTTTGATCCCAGGACTATTCGAGCATGTGGTGTGACTGTTCACGCTGAGAACATGAAGAAGCTTTATGGTAAAGATGGGAAAAGAGTTGAGATAGTTCCAAATAAAGCCAACACAATTTTTCAGGGTTTTGCTGATGAGGACGAGATCAAATTCGACGACTCAAGCCGCACAGTGACCCTGGAGGGTCGTGATTTCACATCCCTATTGATTGATGCTCCTTACTTAAAAGGCAATTTCTCGGTCAATCAGAAGCTTGATGTGGCCATTCAACAATTATTGTCAGAGCTCCCTGCTACCGCTCAACTTCTTGTGGATAATAGAGTGGGGAATCTTCCAACTTTATCCAATTTTTGGTCTGATAAGCAGCCAGGGTCAGGTCGAAAGAATGTCAGAAAAGATCAATCGTACTGGGATCTAATCCAGTCAATGATCGCTGAAGCTGGTCTTATTGCTTACATTGAGCTCGACAAGTTGGTCATTACAAAGCCTCGCCTACTCTATGATAAATCAAATGCTAAGGTTTTTATCTATGGCCACAATATAAAATCACTCAAATTCAAAAGGAAGCTCGGAAGAAGAAAGTCTTTTAATCTCGTTGTCAGATCAATGAACATTGAATCAAAGAAAGTGCTGGAAGCTAAAATACCAGAAGAGGCGACAGCAGCATGGCTTGAGCGCAACAGTTACAGAAAACAGCCTATAAAAGAAATAAAATTTGATACCGAAGGAAAGCCGATTCCCGATGCTGATTTGAAGCCATCTCCATATATATCCTTCAGATTGACCAATATTGCCAACAAAGCCCAGCTTGTTGAAGTAGGCGAGGAGCTCTTTGAGGAGATCGCAAGGCAGGAAATAGAAGGGGATTTTTCAACAAGAGAAATGAGCATCTATTATCAGGAGCTTAATCAAGATGGTTTCCCAAAAGCCAATAGTCAGGTTCAGAATTTTGATGTGTTAAGCCTAAGAGCTGGAACTCCAGTGGCCATTGTCCTTGATGATAATGATCTGAAGAAAGCCACCAAAATTGAAAATAAAAAGGAAAGAGAGATCTATCTTAAATCTAGGGGATATGATCCCAGCGTGGCTGCAGCTCTTTCTGATTCTTTGGGAAAGTATTCAAACATTTTCTACACCAAAGGTTATCGAGTGCGAATTGATGCACAGGATGGAGTCACATTTGATGTGAACTTTATCAACTACATTGATGTGGATGAGAAATTTGCGGAGTTTACGACATGATGATTGATATGGAAGGCTGGAGACAAGTTCTCGAACAAGACGACGTTCATATCACTTTGGGACAGATCACAAAACTATTACTGGCCGATGATCGTTCAGTGCTCAGAGTCCAGGTTGCTTTATTTCCAGAGCTTGAAACAGAGTTTATTTGTCGAATGAGCTGGGAAGCTGTTGGCCCAGAAGCCGGATTCTTTCAATTTCCTAATGCTGGTGATCTCGTTGTTCTTGGTATTCCCGATGCTGATGAGGCCATCCCTTTTGTAATTTCAAGGCTCACATCCAAGGAAGACAAGATCCCACTTAATGCGATTGATGGTCATACAGTCTTGAAAGCTTTGAACGGAAAAAAGAACTGGATAACTTCAGACACTAAAATTTTACTTTCAAAAGGTGATGATGAACCAACAGAGAATCTGGTACTGGGCCAAGTCCTAAAGACTTTTATTTCAGATGTTCTGACATTAATTATTGGTCACAACCACACATCAAGTCAGCCAGGTTTTCCGTCGAGCCCTCCTCTCAATGCCAGCGACTTTTCTGACTTAAAATCTGATCCTGTCGATAATGAAGGTATATTGAGCGATCTTGCTTTCACAGAGAAGGGGGACTGATGCCTTTATCTAATGCGGGAATGGCTGCTGCAATAAAAGCAAAGCTTCTGGAAGGAAAAGGCGAAGCTGCTGAGGATGATGCTGAATTGGATATTCTCTGCGATGCAATTGGGGCGGCTGTTGTTGAGTATCTTAAAGCAAATGCTTTAATAACTGGGACAGCGTCGGTGGCCGGAGGATCTTCTTCTGGATCTCATCCAGTAACAGGGACGGTGACTTAATGGCAAATATTGAAGAAGTTTATAAAAGGGATCTGGCCTTTGTCAGTGACTTTGTAAAAACACCGACTGGTGACATTGATACAGTCACAGGTTTGAGAAATTATAAAGATGCTCTTTTCCGTAGATTAATAACAACACCAGGAAGCTTGGCCCATAGACCTTTATATGGAGTTGGTGTGAAAAAATACAGGAATAAACTCAACACACTGGCGAATCGAGAGAAATTGGCGAGAGATATTAAGCAACAATTTGAACAAGACCCCAGAACTGTTGAGGTGGTTTCCGTTGGATTTACTTCTGACGATTATAAGCCTGAAACATTGAGGGTCCATACAACGGTGGAGTCGGTAGGATATGGCAAGTTGGAGCTTCAATTTAGTCCGTTTGGAGGATTATAATGGCATTAAAAAGTCAATCAGAGCTCTTGCAGCTATTCATCGACGAGCTTCAAGCCAGAGATCCGAGCCTAACGGACGACAACGAAGGGTCAAAGCTCGATGTATTGGGTGGAGCGTTCTCGGTAGCCGTAGCAGAGAGCCAAAGAACATCAGTCGAGGAGTTCAAAAAGACATACATAGATACTTCAGAGGGTGACAATCTTGAGTTTCTTCTGGTGGATCATTTTGGATCTTCATTCGCTCGTCCAGAGGCCTCCAAAGCCACTGGCACAGTTACTTTTTCAAGAGCAAATACAGATGAGGGTAATGTCACAATTCCAGTGGGGACTATTGTAGCAACGGTTCAAAACGCTGCAGGAAACTCGACAAGGTTTGAAGTTATCGCTGAGGTCGTTATGACCGGAACAACAATTGATGCTTCTGTGAGAGCTCTGGTTGCTGGTACGGATGGAAATGTTGATGACTCAACGGTCACAGTTATTGAAAGCTCTCTCACAGATTCCTCGGTAGTGGTCACAAATGCTTTAGCTTTTGGGGATGGAACTGAAACTCTCAATGATGCTGAATATAGACAGTTTGCTAGAAATCTTCTCCTTTCTCTTCGTGGTGCCACTCTTGATGCAATCGTGGCCACAGCTCTGACAGTCTCAGGAATCACAACAGTCACAGGAATTGAGTTCTCTCAATATGTTAAAGAGTGGAATATTTCAACAGGAACAGCTACCGGAGATTATTTCAAGATAGCTCGTGTGAAGCTTTATGTTGCTGATGTGAATGGTGTTGCTAGTGCTGCATTACTTGCTGCTGTAGAGACTGCCATTGAGCCAGTTCGAGCTGCTGGAGTTAATGTTGAGGTGTTGGCTGCAGTGGCCGTTGAATTGGATTGGACCGCTGAAATTACTCTTAATCCTGCTGGACCTAATTACGCCACTTTTGTTTCTAATGCCCAAGCTATTTTGGACACTATGGAGCTTTACCTTCAAGGTCTTTCCATTGGAACTGATTTTGATAAATCAACAGCGGATGCTTACATCATAAGTCTATGGGGTGGATCTGGAACTGGTGATCTTACAGACTTTACAACTACAATTCCAGTGGGGAATGTTTCTGCAGATGCAAATGAGAAAATAATCCCAGGAACAATGGCGGTGGAATAATGGCTCTTACCCAGACTGATTGGTATGAAAGACTAAAAGCTTGGGTTCCTGGTTGGGTTTTTGAGGGTGATGATTCTGAAGTATCTGATGCAGTTTTTTATGCCATGGCAAAACTTCTCTCAACAATGGATGATGAAAGGGCAGAGCTCTTGTTGTTCACTTACATTGATTCAGCGGTCACTCCATATCTGGAGCTCCTGGGAGATGAGAGATCAGTGGATCGACTCAGCGGTGAGTCTAACGCTCTCTATCGCCAAAGAATTAAAACAAGAAATATAAGTTCTAAATGTTCTTACCCAGAGATTGATGCAATTGCTCAAGACGCAATGACTGTGAATGTGGTTGTAAAAGAAGACCAAAAATGGGGATTCTTTTGTGATGCTGGATCTTATTTGAATCGTGGGGACATTCTTTTCGATTGGATTGAGAACGGTGGTTTTTCTGTGATTGTTGACAGGGGTGCTGACCCAGATGAAGTCGAAGCTATGATTTTATCAATTAATAGAAACAAAGCTTTTGGCGTTTTATATAGAGTCGTCGAAAGGTATATAAGCGGGACACTTCTTCTCACAGAAGAAGGTGATGATTTTATAACAGAAGAGGGAGATCTTCTCATTGGTGGTTAATATGAAAAGTTTTTTATTAGTGTTTTTACTGACATTTGGCTCGATATGCTTTCCAGCTCAAAAGAAGATCAGTGATCTGACTGCGATTACAAATGCAGAAGTTTCAACAAGTGACCTGATTACTGTTGTTGATGTCGATGGTACTCCCACCAAAACAAGAAAAATGACTTTCTCTGAGCTTGATCTCAGATGGCTTTCTTCTCCAATTACTTCAGCAATAGTGAGCACTGGTCTTGTTTTTGATAATGAGGCTTATTCTGAATTTCAAGAAGCCACAGGAAATGGTGACAACTATGTGAGAATCAAAGCTCCTGCGAGTCTTGGCGCTGACTATGTTCTGACCCTTCCTGTTGATGATGGTGATTCTGGGGAGTGTTTAAAGACCGATGGCGATGGAGAAATGTCATGGGGTGTTTGTAGTGCTTCTGCTACTGCCGCAGATATTACGAATGTTGCTGCGGGAAATATAGCTGCAACTGATGTTCAAGATGCGATTAATGAATTAGATACTGAAAAAGCCGCTCTGGCTGGTGCTACCTTAACCGGAGCCTTTGTTCCAAATGCTAACAACACTCTTGATTTTGGTGGCAACAGTTTAAATTGGAGAATTATTTATGGAAGGTTGTTTCTTGGTAATGCTGGGACAACCATCTTTGGATCTGATTATGAGACTGGATTAGCTGCTGGTGTAGAATCTGGATCTAATGTTGGCTCTGGTAATACCGGAGCTTTCACTTCTCATGTAGGAGATCAGCTTTCCACTGGAACTGGTGAAGTTGGTTTGCATACTGTTAGAGGTGGCCAAATTCAAGAGGCTACTAACACAAATGATGGCGGTAGTGTTCTCATTGAATCTGGATCAACTCTAGGATCTGGAGACTCTGGAGACGTAACTGTAAAAATTCAAACTTCTGGTAGTGGTGCCCAAGGTGATATTAAATTTATAAAACAAGGCGACACAACTGTTGTTGGAGACTTGTGGAGAGCCAGTGGAACTGATGGTTCTGGTTATTGGGAAACTCCGACAACTCCTACAGTGCAAATTTTTACTTCTGGATCTGGAACTTACACTACTCCGACAAGCCCATCTCCAATTTATATAATTGTAGAGATGTCTGGCGGTGGCGGCGGCGGTGGTGGATCTGGAACCACTAATGGAACTATTGGTGGAACCGGAGGAACAACAACTTTTGGAACAAGGAATGTTACTGGTGGTTCTGGTGCTCAAAGACTTGCTGGAGCTTCTGGCGGTGGGATCACTGGGTCTGGATATGAAATAATCTCTTCCAATCAAGGCGCGCAAGGTAGTGGCGGCGGCGTGAACCCTTCCACTCCTGATGGCACTCAGATGCCAGGAGGAGCTGGCGGGTCGAATCGTTTCGGCGGAGCTGGCGGTGGCGGCAGTGCTGGCGGTGGTGGGATACCCGCTCAAAGCAATACGGGTGGCGGTGGCGGCGGAGCAGGGAATGATAACGTAGGAAGTTCTCAATCAGGTGGCGGCGGTGGAGCTGGCGGATATATTAAGTTTTTGATCTCCTCTCCTGCATCATCATACTCTTACGCTGTTGGAGCCGCTGGGACCGCTGGGACCGCTGGGACAAGTGGTAGAGTAGCTGGAGCTGGTGGGTCTGGCGTAATAATTGTGACTGAGTATTATCAATAAGGAGATTTGATGCCACGAAGAAAATTTAGTGATGGAGTCGAGGCCAAATATGAAGACCTCAACGCTATCACTTACGCTTTAGAACGACAGTTTTATGATCGAATTATTCGACAAATGGTTTCCAATGATGTGACTGGTTTTTGGAAGTCTGGATTCTTAGTTTCAAGAACTGACTCCGACACAATTTCAGTTGCGGCAGGAATAGGGATTCAAATTGATAATACACAGATTTCTCCACAGGCAGAGGGAAGACCTGTTGTTTCTTTAGCAGCTCAATCTCTTGATATAACAGCACCGGACGGATCGAATGATCGAATTGATATTGTTGTCACAAAATCTGATCTTGTGAACGAAATTTCAGAAGATAGAAGATTCAAAGATGAGGACACAGATGTAATCACAGAAGAATCTACTTGGGTTCAAGAAGATTGGTCTAACGATACAATGATAGTTGAGGGAACTCCTGCGGGATCTCCAGTGGCTCCAGCGGTCCCTTCTGGTTACACTAAGATCGCAACTCTTTATGTGACACAAACGACAGGAATGGCTTCTGATGCTGTTACTGATAACAGAACAGTTCTAACAATAATTGGCGACGGTGGAAGTGAAACTCCAGATCCAGGTGATTATCCAGTGACTCTGGATCAATCAAAAGACAAATATATTTATTATGTAAATTCAAACGCAGCTAGAACAATAAACTTACCAGCTCCAGCGGTTGGTTTCCAAATCACCTTTGTTGATAAAGATGGTTTAATGGGAACCAATGCTTTGACAGTTGGAAGGGACAACTCTTCTGAGACAATCAATGGTGTTGCACAAGATTTTCTTTGTGAGTCCAATCATGGAATCTGGAAATTTACTTCCGATGGTGTTGGCTGGTTTGTTAATTAGGAGTTTAAATGGCTAATAAAGTTAGAAAACAATATGAAATAGTGGCTCCAAATTCTGGTAGCGGGATGACTCAAGAGTGGGTTTGCCCAGCAAATGTAAGCTCTATAAATGTCATAGGACTTAATCGCAGAAAAATAATGAGTGCAGCCAGGACTGCTGGATTTATTGAGCAAAATGGCCAAATTTATATGATGGGAGATAATGTTCACGGACAACTTGGAGATAACACTGTTGTTCCAAAATCTTCAGCGACATTGGTTGTCGGTGCAGCTTCAGGACTTAGCTTTAAAGAGATTGCGGTTCAAACAGAAGTTGCAACTTCAAAATGCCACTCTTTAGCTTTAGATTATTATGGAAGACTTTGGGCTTGGGGCTTGAACGAGCATGGCCAGCTCGGAGACCAAACTGTAGTCCCAAAATCAACTCCAGTCTTAATTGCTACAGATCAAAAATTTAGAAAAATAGCTCTATCAAATAACAGCTCTTTTGCCATTGATGTAAATGATGACCTTTATGCTTGGGGCGACAACACTCACGGACAAATAGGTGATGATACTAATGTTCCTAAGTCATCACCAGTTATTGTTGATAGTTCTAAAAAATGGAGATCTGTTTTCACTTCTGAACAATACGGATGTTTTGCAATAACTCAAGATGGAGACCTCTATTCATGGGGTGTTGGAGAAGATAGTTTAGCAAATGGCAATCTTGCAGTGTCAACTCCAACTCTTGTCACGGGAACTCAGGGATATAAAGAAATATCGGCTGGCTTAGTGTCTGTTGGAATAAAGTATGATGGCTCAACTTTTGTGTGGGGGTATGGAGACTCTTATGGATTAGGGGATGGAACTCTTACAGCAAAATCAACTCCAACAGCAATCGCTGGTGGCCATCAGTTCATAAGTGTTGCATCAGGAAATGGTCATTGCTTGGGCCTAAAATCCAATGGTGAAATTTGGGCATGGGGAAGAAATGGCCAGGGTCAACTAGGTACTGACGATACTGTAGACACCTCAAGTCCTGTTCTTGTTGCTGGATCTGGAACCGATAGAATATTTAAACACATTCAATGTGGAACTCTTCATTCCTGGGGTGTTGATGATTCAGGAGCTCTCTTTTACTGGGGAACCGGATCTGGAGGAAAAGGAGCTGCTGGTGGTGGTGGCACTTTCGCTAGTTCTCCAACTCCTGTTGTTAATAACCATATAGTGTTTTCTTCTGATAAAGTTGAAAATCAAAAAATCAATTTTCCTGTAACACCAGGGCAGACATATAAAGTGAAAAACTTTGCGTCGATGGTTTTAGGATCGGAGATTTTAGTCTTAGAATATGATTCATAAACCATTTTAAACGGGAGATCTAAATGGATAAAATGTTAATGCCTGCAAACCTAATACCTGCCTGGAGGGTTCAGAACGCCTTCAGAAAAGGATTTCAAAATAACTTTTTAATAAGCACTTGGGGAGGACTTGGAGATCAAGTTTGTGCAGAGCCTACCTTAAGATATGCTCTTAAAAGATTTAAAGATTGTGACATCAGCCTCTTCAGTGAGTGCCCTTCACTTTTCGATCATTTAAATTTTAAAGAAGTTTTAGAATATTCAGAAAGATTGGAAGCTCGAAAACAGTTTTCAGAAAAATATCTGATTTTCGACACTATAGTTCCCACTGATAATTTAGCTTGGCAATTCTTTTCCCACTGCTTAACAAATGCTGTTGATTTCGCTTCAATGTGTGCCTTTCGTTGCCAATTGCCAATAGCTGACAGAGAGATTCAGTTACCAAATTTCACGGATATTGATCTGGATCGCTATCCTATAGAGTGGAAAAATGCAGTGATAATCCACCCAGGAAGACACTGGCCTTCAAAAACTTTCCCAAAAGAGTGGTGGGACAGAGTGATCGCTTCTATTCAAGCAAGAGGTTTTCAGCCTGTCATAATTGGAAAAGAGACCGATGATAATAGAGGGACTGTTGATGTTCATATAGGCCCAGGAGTTATTGACACAAGAAACCAACTTTCGTTGAAAGAATTAGTTATGATCTGCAAACGGGCTAAATATGTTTTAACTAACGACTCTTCCCCTCTTCATATTGCTGCCGCAGGAAAAGCTCATATTTTCTTTGTAGCAAGCTGCAAACACCCTGATTACATAACTCACTGGAGGAATGGTCAGTGGGGCTGGAGAATGAAAAACTTGGGATTAGATGGTGTCTGGAATTATATAAATGAGAATCCATCAGTAAAAGATGAGGTGACTGTAGAGCACTTGCCAGATGGTGTGATGGAAAAAATACTTCCAAGTCCATCATCTGTCGCTGATGAAATTGCAAAGGTAGGGTAATGGACGTAAATGGTGGAAGATTTATTCATTGGAGATTTAATTCAATAGAAACACTTGGTTTTGGTCTTTCCATTTCCAGTGTTGCTGTGGCAGTTGTTCTTTGGTCATTTTCCACATTCAAGTCAAAAGCCGAGGCCGACAAGGAATCTGTTCGTTTAAATAGAGCCTTGGAGTTAAAAGATCTTGCTTATGAAAAGAGGTTCAGCAACCTTGAAGATGAGATTAAGGTCTATAGAGAATCAGTTATTAAAATGAGTTCTGACGTTTCTTACATAAGAGGTCGATTAGAACCTAAACCAAAATAGGAGGTAATAAATGGGGAAATCACTCTTCATTGTGTTGTCATTATTTATGACAACTTTATTTGCGCTTTTCGGAGCGTCTTATGCACTAGCACAGGTGGCAGTGCCAATTCCCGACAATGTCGAGGGTGCCACATCACTTTTAGGAGTGCTTATTGAAGCCATAACGGCTGGGAAATGGTTGGTTGTGGCAGGACTTGCCATAATGATTATTGTCCTAGCGATACGGCAATATTTGCTCCCGAAGTGGGGATTATCATCTGCGGTTCTTCCGTGGGTCAATATAGCAATATCAGTTCTGCTGGGATTAGGTTCTCATTTAGCTGGTGCTTTTGATTTGAAAACTGCTGCTCTTGTCGTTTTGGTATCCAGTGGGATAGCCGATCAGATTTGGAGTCTCGGTGGAAAATACGTTATGGACTGGCTTCTCAAAGCTATTGGTTCAGAGGGGGTCGCCAAAAGCCCTAAAAAGGCCGCATAGTCGTGAGAGATTTACTAAGTGGCTTTTACGAGGATTGGGTCCTAGAATTTATCTGGGACCGCCTTGTATCTTCAGTAATAATTTTTGGAGCTCCTGTTCTTGCATGGCCAATTTTGGGCCCACTTTTGAGACATTTTTTTGATTTGTATTTAGGTCCAGTTATCCATGATCTTCTTAGGGTTATGAAATTCGAGATAGTTGATTGGGAGAAAGCCGCAGCGAATGGACGATATTCTAAAATCCTCGATAAGATAAAGGTAGCTGAACTTCAACAAGAGGACCCAAGTGAAGAAGAACTCTCAGAATTACGCCAAGAATATAGGGAAGCTATGTTTGACGTTGTCAGCGTTGATCTTCCTTAGTGGAGCAACTTGTTCAAAAGTTAAAATCGCCGACCCTGAGTGGTGCGGTGATATTGGAAAATGGGGCGCTGAATGTGTCCAATCATTCGATAAGACCAAAGGTCGTTCTTTAACAAAGCCAGAGTGGGATAAAATTAGAATAGGCTGGATGTGTACGAAGCATGAAAGCGTATCAAATTGGGCTGGAGCCATTACTAAGCTCTGTGCAGATACCAGATATTGCACCAAAGAAATCAAAGAAAAAATCAACAATTTAAACAGTAATCTAGAAAAAATAAAAAAGAAAACGGGAGTTTCTGAATGATGAACAATAAGTTTTTCGATCATATTTTAAAAGTAGAGGGTGGTTGGTCAGATCACAAGAATGATGCTGGCGGTGCGACCATGATGGGAATTACAAAAAGAACTTACGAGGCTTGGCTCGGTAGATCAGTCTCTAAAAATGAATTAAGAAATATCTCAAAAAAAGAAGTCTTAGATATATATAAGGCTCGCTATTATGATGTGAACAGAACTGCTCAATTGGATAATGAATTTGTTCGACTTGCTCTGTTCGATCAAGCGGTGAACAGAGGACCAAGAACTGGAGCTAAATTGTTGCAAGAGACTTGTAATCTTTTTGGAAAAAATCTTTCTGTTGATGGTCGAGTGGGTAATCTAACTTTAGCAGCCGCCAATTCTATTGATCCAAAAGAGCTTGGTATGGACTTTGTTCAAAAAGCACAGCATGGTTATGTGAACATTGTTAAATCAAAGAGCTCTCAAATGGTTTTTCTATCTGGATGGATGAACCGAACCCATGTTTTATTGGATGATTATGCTGGATATGTTGGTCAGTTTGATGGATCAATGGCAAAAACTCCTGAAGAAGATCCCGCAGATATTATTGAGCTTGGGTTATTTTCCAAGATTGTAAAACACAACCCTACAATAAACAAAATTGGTCTTACAAAAGCTTTATCTTTTTACGATCACCCTAGCGTGACAGATAAAAAGTATATGACCTTTGTGGACTTTGATATAAGGTCGAGCAAGCCAAGAATGTGGGTTCTAAATATGAGAACAGGTGAAGCTATCTTCCATCTTAAAGTGGCTCATGGAAAATACTCAGACCCAAATCACGATGGTTATGCTGATAAGTATTCCAATAAACCTGGATCTGGACAGAGTTCTCTTGGGGCAATGGTTGTTGGTGAGAAATATGGAAGTAGTGATGATGGTTGGAGCAAATTTCCAGTGGCCACAAAACTCAGAGGAATAGAGCCAGGTCTTAATGATAATGTTTATAAAAGAGCTGTTGTCTTCCATTCTTCAAAATATGTGAATCAGTTCAATAAATTAATTTCTGGAAGATCATTGGGATGCTTTGCTGTTGATGATGATGTCGCAAAGAGAGTTCAAGAATATATTTATGGAGGAACTTTACTCTATGCTTATGATAAGGATTTTTTATCAGCCTAAAGGAGTCATAACATGGCAATGAATCATTATCTTAATGGAACTGCTGTTGCCTTGAAATTATTCAGAGAAGGTGATGGATCTGTTGGATATTTTGGGACTTTGCCAGGGCTGACAGTTGATGCTTCAGCTATAGGAGGCTCTTATATTGATATGGGGGCCACTTTTGCAAGCCGTGGTCTAATTTTTTTAGGTGGAAAAAATCTTGGAGATGGTACTTCTAAGAATTTCTCCAGACTTTACAGAGTCCGATTCCAAAGCATGAGTAACAATAAGCCTCTTGGAGCTTTTGGAATCCAAGGAAATAATGGAGCTGCTGGAATAGATACTTATGTAGATCCATCTGGAAATCTCCGTTGCACAATGTGGAATGATGCTGGCTCAAGAGGGTTAAATAGTGCTACAGCATCCTTAAGTCTTTTAATAAATATTTGGTACGACATAGGTTGGACTTGGAATAACACAACGAGAGATCTGAAAATTTATTTAAATGGTGTTCTAATTACCACTCTAAATTCTTCGAGAAATTTATCTAATGGGTGGACTGGCTTAAACTCTCCTTACGTTGCAATTGGACACTCTGGAAACTCTGGAAATACTCAAATAGATTTAAATGAGTCAGCTTTTTGGGACGAGATTGTTGATTTTGGCCCTTCTGGATTGAATACAAATGGTGCCGCAAGAACTGAGTTTCTTGATTACACTCCTCCACAACCTGACACATGGCCCGCTGTTGGAAAGGTTGCTGCTGGCACAACTTGGTTTGAATCTGAAGTTCAAAAAACTGGGACTTCTGTTTCGCCAGATACTTCAGTTGTTAAGCTTGGTGAAGGATATGGGGAAGACGGAACCGAATTTGTTGGAGCTTACGTTCCATCGTTACCTCCTGAAGAAATTATGATGATTGATCTTGAGGAAGATTTAGAGAGTGTCGTCGTTCTGTTGGATTCAGACATCGACGACGATCAATTAACAGTGGTCATTGAAAATGATCCAATTACAGTAATTATTGAGGAGAAATTATGAGTGTGAAAACGGTTGGTCGAGTAGTTATTGAGCAAGGCGAGGATTTTAGCAAAACTTTTAAGCTCAGAACTGATGGTGGATATACAGCTATTGGCCTGGCGAGTGCAACGGCATTTACCTTCGCCATGAGGAAAACTGATGGAACTTGGTTGCTAAAATCTACAGCCGATGAATCTTCAACTGTTGAGATTTTAAACTCAGGAACAACAGGGGACGTTTCTCTGGGTCTTTCTCAGGCTGAGACAGCATCTCTTAAGCGCGGAAGAAAACAAAACATTGAAATGAGCTACCTGGATGCAGATTCAAAAAAGCAGGTAATTATTTTAGAAGGAGTTTTAGATGTCGTCGAACCAAAAGGAATTACTTACTCAGCTTAAAACCATTGGCTATGTTTATATCGGGCTATCTGGAGAGCCTAAGCCCGATACTTTCTCATGGCTTATTCAGCTATTTTTGACAATTCTTAAGTGGGTCAGGACTGGCCGCTGGGAGCCCGTAAACTTCTCACACGGAGCTTCAGGATACTACTCAATAGATTGTGATGAGTTCGTCTTTGCAGACGCTTCCAGCTCAGTCCAGCTCGATACTGTTGACCAATTCCTTGATGATGGGAAAACCGTCATCCGTCATGCCTGGGCCGTGGAAGTAACCCCAGAACAAAGAACAGCCTTCTGCAAGAGAATGGTTGAGCTCAATGGATGGAAATACTCAAACAAAAGATCCTTGGCTTGGTTGGTTTTTGCCGCTTTCTTAGATATAGAATGGACCCCTTTCTCAAACAAAAAAAGAATGTGGTGTAATCAGTATCCTGATGAAATGCTCAATGCCGTTGAACTCCCTTCTACTGCTCAGATTCTAGATTTAAAGAAGCACCAGACAACCCCACTGGATCTATTCAAAGCCATGGAAGTTCTCAGTATGTCTTCAGATAGAGTCCGAAAAGTCCTTTAAAAAAACCTCGAGTAACTGCCTATATATTAAGCAATGGTACCATTTTTTTTCTGGAGTCTATCTCCAAAGAAAGGCTCCATAATGCAACGCTAATGCTAATAAATTGGCCCTCGTTGGATCCAACTTCCTATAAAATAAGCAGGGTCAAATTCCTATTGACTTATTACCACAGAATACCACAGACTCAATCTTGACCGTACAACCATACGCCAAAGAGGAGTTTAAATGTTCAAACCTGAACACCTTGAAATACTTGAGAATATCAAAGAAATGGAAGCAAGTGGGGACCTGGATCGGGCTCGATTTTCGGACATACCGATCGAAGTCTACCACCACCCAGATTGCCCAGGGATCTCATCATCTCAGATTAAATTGATTCTGGAGCGTTCATTCGCTCACTACAAGGCTAAGGTCGAAACCTATGCTCTAAGATTCGGGAATGTATTCCACACCTATACAAACGAACCTGATACGTTTGCCGATACCTACGAGATCGCCCCCACTTCATCCAAGAGATCTAAGGAGTGGTTTTCAGCTCAAAGGAAAAATGCCGGCCAAAAGATCCTCATCACCATTGATGAGTTCTATCTTGCCAAATTTATGAGCAACAAGGTTTTCGATCACCCAGAGGCCGGACCCCTTCTCCAAGGAGCCACTTTTGAGGAGACTTTCTTTTCTCGTGATGAGGAGACTGGAATCCTGAAAAAGTGCCGAGTGGATGCCAGAAAGGGTCTGGTCTTATCGGATCTCAAAAGCACAGAAAACGCCAGCGCCAGAGCTTTCAGATCCGATGCCATTCGATACGGATATGGAATCTCTGCGGCATATTATTGTGAAATCGTTACCGAGGTCCTGGGTCAAATCGTTGATGATTTTAGACTCTTGGCTTGTGAGAAACCCAGTCCACATGAGGTGGCTGTCTACAAGATCCATGAAGGATCTCTGCAGGATGGAGAGCAAAAATTCCGCGAGGTTTTACGCACTGTTGCTGCAATTGAATCTGGAAAACAAACCTGGAAGGGGTATCCTTTCAACCAAACCATAATCATCTAACAAAGGAGTAAAGATGACAAATTTACAACCAACTAATCACCAAGTTGTTCCCGTTCAAACGGATGGGGCTATGGCACAAATAATGTCAAATGAAGCAGTGGCTCGGATGCAAGGCCGAGTATTTACTGCGATGACTCGTCCTAGAGATGAAAATAACTGCTTGGAGAAGATCAAAAAATCATGTTCGGTCAAAGCACTAGCTGTTCGATCGCACTATTCATATCCAAAGGGATCAACCACTGTCGAAGGACCTTCGGTTCATTTATTAAGAGCTGTTGCTGGACACTGGATGCACCTTGATTGGGGGTGGAGTGAAGTTGAAACTAAAGAAGGGAAAGGTAATGTTCCTGGGTGGACCAAAATAAGATGCTATTGCTTGGACCTAGAAACAAACTCTAATGAGGAACTTGTCTACACAGTTCATCACTATATATCCACCAGAAAGGGAAAGAAAGTTCTCACCGACCCAAGAGATATTTACGAGCTGGTGGCAAATATGGGAGCTCGTCGAGTTCGAGCCATGCTCCAGCACGTTATCCCATCTTATGTTTGGGAAGAGGCATCGGATCTTTGTAAAGCAACAATAAAGAACACCCAAGAAGGTGAGGATCTCAAATCATTAATACAGAGCATGATAGAAAAATTTAGTGAGTACGGTGTTAAAAAGGAAAATCTTGAGAAGAGATTGGGCCATAAAATTGAAGCCACTTCCAGAGTTGAAATCATAACTCTTGGTGGAATATATAACTCAATTAAAGATGGTTATGTTCCTGCCTCTGAGCATTTTCCTGAAATGGATATGACTGAAGAAGTTCCAGAGGAGCCCAGCTTTGATGATCCAGTGGACGAGCCACCAGCGAAGTCTGTGAAGAAAGCCAAAAAGAGTACAAAAAAGAGTACAAAGAAAGCCGACCCAAAACCGGCCGTTCCCAACTATGCCCCAGGTGCCGACAATCCACCGGAGCCAGAGGAGCCACCCCAGGAAGAAGAGGAGCGCGACATGACAAAGCGAGTCTCTGCAGAAGATGAAGAGTGGGCCTCGTTAGTTGGAGCCTGTCAGGACAAGGGTTTGTCACAAGAGGAGCTCTCACAAATGGCTGAAGAAGGCTATGGTGTAAAAACCGGAGGATTGACTCGTGAGCAGTGTGTGGAATTATCATTGATTGTTTTGAATAAATCGTAACCAACCAACCCAAAGAGGAGAAATTTAAAATGAGTGATTTAGCATTATTAAACCCATTGAAAACAAATGTCTCGGAGGCCGCCGCAAAGGCTGCCACTGTGATTGTCAGCAACGAAGAAACAAAGGAGCTTGCCCTTGATGTGGGGAAAGCTCTTGGAGGCATCAAGAAAAAAGTAACCACTTCAGCTAAGAAATTAAAAGATCCGCACAATGCGGAACTCAAAAAAATTATCACTTTTGAAAAAGCTCTTTTGGCTCAGGTCAAAGAAGCTCAAGATCATTTAAAGTCAGAGCTCTTTAAGTGGGAGCAGCACCTCACAAAAATTAGAGAGGAAGAGAAGAAAAAGCTTGAAGCTGAACGTGCCAGAGTCGAAGAAGAAAAGCGAGTTCTGGCCGCCAAGGATGTCACCCCAGTAAAAACTGACTGGAACAATCTTCTAAAAACACCGGAAGAAATTGGAATCAAAACCAAGCAAGCCGAAATTGAGAAGAAGGTTGAGCTGGATCAATTCGAGGCTGAGACTTCTCGTGATCTTAGAGAAAAAGAAAAAGCTATCGCTGCCACCAAAGTAAAAGGTGCAACGAAAGTGTGGAAGTTTAAGATCACATCAGCCGCCGAAATTCCGCGTGAGTTCCTTTCAGTGGATGAAGCCAAGATCAAAGCCTGGATGAAAGACAAAGATCTTTCCAAGGCCACCATCAATGGTGTTAAATTCTTTCAAGAAACCAGAATGAGTCTTCGATGATGTTATTGGATTTTAAAGGCGCAGCAGCCTACATCGGATTTTCAATCGACTATTTGAGATATTTGAAGAAGAGGGGAGACATCCCCTTCATTCAACCATCAGGGAAAAATGGAAAAATTTTCTTTGAAATTAAGGATCTTGATAAGTGGCTTTCAGAACGCAAAAAAAAAGCTCACCAACCACAGTGAGCTTTAAAACCGTATAACCATCCCCAAAGAGGATCAAAACTTTAAGGTAACCCATGGGGACAATTTTTAGCAAGTGTTTTAATGATTAAAACGGGGGAATAATTCATGGAGTATATTGAAGTCGAGTTCCACGATAAGAAGTGGAAAAAGCTCATTCGACGGGCAGATCTTAAGAAACCGCAATGGTTCGCTGTCGAGCATGAAACTCTGGGTCATCCCGATTTTCTTAATTTTACCCACTCAGAATTTGTCGCATATATTTGGATTTGTTCAGTCGCTTGCAAGATGAATTCTCCAAGAGTGCGTATTTATCCAGCATTATGTGAGCGTGATTGCAGGGTGTCTGTAGGAGACACTGTGTCAGCAATCACTAAACTAGAGGATAAGAGATGGGTCTTGGTAGGAGACAGCGCGCATAATCCAAAACCTGAACTAGATCAAGGACTTGATGCTATGTCTCCTATTTCACCCGTTCGTGATCCGTACGGACCCGTTCGGAATCCGACCGTTACAAGACAAGACAAGACAAGACAGTACTCAGAAATAAATAATAAAACCCTACTACCCTCTTCTGCCTATTCTGACAGCACCTCTGCTGACGCAGAGCGTGGGGGTGCTTTTGATCTCAATGAAATCTATTCTCACTTCCCAAGAAAACGCGGTAAGTCAGAAGGGATGAAGATACTGAAAACGATTATCAAGAAGCAAGAAGACTTTGACCAAGTCCTTCAGGCTGTTGAGAATTTCAGATCTGAGATGATTCGCTTGGCCCGACCTGAAGCAAAGATTCCCTACTTCGACACGTTCATGCGAAGCCAGTGGAAAGATTACATCACGCCGGAGGCGAGCGAAGATTTTTCACAGAGCCGTGGGGAGAGATCCCAGGCCGAGTGGGACGCAATTTTAGAAACCGTAAACCAACCAACACCAGGAGAAACAGCATGGAAGCCAATCAGGTAATCACCGTCTTAAAAAAGCTTGAAAACACCTACGGAGTCTACAGCCAGGAACAAGTGAGACTCATCATAAAACCCGCCATGAAGCTTGAAATGCACGATTTTGAGTATGTCGTTGAGGGATTGATTTTGGAGGGGAAGAAGCCAACACCCAAGACCGTTCTCAGGAAAATTGGGGAAGCTCACGACAGAGCCAGTGCTCGCAGAGCTAAACTCAACCAGTCCAGAATCGGCGACACACAGTCCATTGAAGCCCATAAAAAATGCCAGATCTGCAAGGATTCGGGGTTCGTTTTGCACAAGAAAGCCAGCAAAGAAACAGGGATCACCATATTCGCTGGATGCCTTTGTGAGAAAGCTTCTCAAGACTTTGGCTACAACATCGAACAACCCAACGAAGCAGGAGAATTGCCACGAGGTTTTTTCAAGCCGCAGGGAAACATTTGGGAAAAAATGCAGGAGTGGAAAGAATGGCGATCAACGTCGAGAAGCTACTGGGAAGACCAAATTGCCAAGCAGCAAGATCTCCCCTTCTTCTGAGCACCATGTCAATCGGTGTTTTTGGGCAAAGGTATATCCAAGCATAGGGTGGACCATATAAATTCAAGAGCGCCGCATTTATGTTCGTTTAAATGTGGAAAGAGATCAGACAACTTCCTTCAACTTCAACCTAGACTTATGTAGACCTGCGTCATAGAAAATGAGGCCGACAGCAAACGGGAGTAAACCATCGACCCCAACAGGCTGCGGGAGTAGTCGCAACCTTTCCACCTATCGTCAGCCCTCACGTTTAGTTCCAGTATTCTCCAGTAGGCTCCAGCACCAATCATTTGCTTTCGGCAGGGTCCAGATTTTGTGACTTGTCGCATTTCTCTTGAAGCAAACAGATCCACTTGTTGAAATCTTTTCAAACCAACCAAGGAGTAAAAATGTTTGATGAAGATTACGAAGACCTTTTTGATGAGTGTCCAGAGTGCGGATATACAGCACTCGCCTGCACTTGTGGAGTTGAAGATGAAGAAGATCCAGAGTGGGAGGACTGATGTCGATGCCACAACAGAAAACAGATCCAAACGATTTTGCATCACCTACAGGAGACCATTCTGGATATACAGCCACAGCGGGATTGACCAAGAGAGAAAGATTCGCAATGGCTGCTATGCAGGGGTTTGCTGCTGATCCAAATATGGCAACTACTGAAACAAAAGATGTTGCCAAACTTAGTGTTACTTGGGCCGATGCTTTAATAAAAGCTTTAAATGAAGAAAAGCCAAAGGAGTAAGAAATGTTTGAAAGCGAAACTGCTTTTGATCCAGATGATTCAAGAAGATCAAAGAAATTTTATGAAGAAGGAGATCTTTGTCCAGAGTGTGAATCTGGTCACTTACAACACGAAGAAGTAGAGAACTGTAATTGCCACAATGTGGCTCCATGCTCTGCTTGCATAAACAACCCACTCATTTGTGATGAGTGTGGGGAAGAGACGGAGGTCTAATGGAATACCTAATAAACAAAATTCTCAATTATGATTACACGATTCAGATGGCCCCTTCATTTGATGGGAATGTCGTCTTAAGAGCTTACTGTGTTGAGAAAAATATAGAGCTTACTTATGGAGTCAGAACTAAAGAAGAAACAATTAACGAAGGCTTAGAAAAGGTCTTGGAAAAAATAATTAAGGAGGAATTGAAATGACCGATTATGTATCAACCAGAAAAGATGAGAAGGCCCAGGCAACGGTAGAGAATCTGTTGGCCAACTTGGATTCTAAGAAATTCAATGAGGGTGAGAAGACTTTTATCAAGAGATTAAAAAACCGCCGCTTTATTCAAGAGTCTGAATATGAGATGGCCAAAACCTTGGAGAAGAAGCTATGAAGAATAAATTATATTGGCTTTTTAGAAATGCCGCAGCTTTGTTTTTTATGATTATAACTGGACCAATCTTCATTGTGTTGGTCTACCTTGCCCATTTAATTCTTTCATTTCTTGAGACTCTTCAAATGGATGGTTCTTCTGAATTAGAGTTCCCATGGAACCATAACTATCGGGAAGCCTTTGTTATTGATGACATCAAACATGAGTGGCAACGATTGCGGGGTAAGTTATGAAAACAAGTGTCGGAGTGGCTAATGCTTTAAGAAATGAAATGGAGGTGACTTTCGCATCGAAGTCACACCACATGATTCGCATTTATGTCACAGATAATTCACAACGACCTATTTTGACTAAATCCAGAGCTGTCACTCTCAGTGAAGTTGAGAACTCTGGTCTAGCCATTGTTCAGCTCGTTAATGACATCAAAGAAGAGAGGACCAAATGCCTAAAGTAAAACCAAAGTATCATCCAGATGTTATCAATAAGACTCTCGGTGGTATTTGCAAATCGAGAGATTCTGATAATGGTTTTAAAGCCGTTCTTATGGGATCAGGATTCAAACACCAGCTTATTGATATTGCCAAATGCTCTGGAGCAAAAGATCCCCACGAAGAAGTGAATACTCTTGTGGGGATGGATATTGTTACCTGTAAGGGTATCACAGGACCAGAGGCATATTTCTTTGAAACAACACTGCAAGCAAGAATCTTCAGAGATCAGATCAATGAAAAGATCGCCTCTGGAATATTGTGGGAAGCAATAGCTGCCACTGTTGAAAGGATGATCCGATACGATCAATCTCAATTTGAAGAAACTGAAATTCACACTATGGGGGATTTAAAATGATAACAGACGTTCTTGAATACCAAGCTACCAAGTTAAATCTCAATGAATGTAATTATGCAAGACTTATTAAAAGAGAGTTTGCTAATGAACCAAAATATAGCCAACACAAAGACTATATGACTGGAGAGATTATTGCGAATTTCCAGTGCTATTTCCTTTCTAGAGAACTCAAGGAAGCTTACTGTTATTCTCATCCAAAAAACTTATGGCACTTACTGTTGTTCTTTATTTTTGGTCGATGGGATTGGTTTAGATATAAGTTCATTAAGTTCAATCGTTACACGATTACTTTAAAAGAAGCTTATACGAATATCACAATCCCTGAGAAAGAGCCTTTTGTAATCATTAACAAATACAAGAATGGTTCTGAAGTGGCTACCTGGGAGGAGAAATGATTGAAGGACAAGCCTACACCCCACTTGAACGAATGACTAGAGAGCGTGATGTTGCTGTTGAAGCCTGTCGCATAGGTGAAACTACAGTGGAAAATTACAGGAGAAGATGCGCTCAACTAAATGCAGAAGTGAGAATCCTTAGAAGCAAAGTTCAAACTGCTGAAGCTAAAGAAGACAAGGCAAATATTATAAATTTGATTCTCCTTTGTTTTCTAATTGTCCCTATTCTGTTGTGGGTGGGCGTATGAGTAAGGCTCCAACTGAAGCCCAAAGAAAACGAGTTATTAGGTTTGTGAATAAGTACAGGCACAAGCTCTTTCTTGAGAAGTGGGATCTCAATATCAGCTATATGAGATACAATAAAAGTGGATCAAAAGCTGTTGCTGACATCAGTATCAATGAGGAATATTTCGATGCTAAAATCTGCATTTACCCAAGGTTCTGGAATCTCTATGTGAAGGACCAGGAGTTCGCAATTCTCCATGAGCTTTGCCATTGCATTACAGAAGAGTCCTTTGATGTTGCTGCCAACATTCTCCAGGGCTCCATGACTACACATGAAGCTATTAGATTTACAAATGAGCGCATGACTCAGACTATCGCTAAAATACTTTTTTATAGAGGTGGGAAATGAATAAAATGAAAGAATTTATTAATATCTGGGAGGGTCTTTGTATTCTTTCAGAGAGCAAGAAAATGGACCGCATAAAAGTGGTTTTGCCCGAAGTGATATTTCATCAAGCTAGAGCCAGAGCTTTGTCATATTTATATCAAAATGGCACTGGTGAAGATCCTAATTCACCACCAGATAGATTCCAATTTCTTGGCATCACTTATATCAAGGAGAGCAATTCTCTTTATCCTGATATTAAAGTCACAACTGAAAAACTCGGATGTTTTGCCGCTGATAGTTGGTTGATGAAAGAGTTTGAGAAAATGGACAAAAAGCCTTCGATTCTTAAGACAGCACTTGAGAATGGTTATTTTGAGGGAAGAGGTAAAGGAGAGAGTGTGAAGTTTCCAAGACTTAACACTCTTATACAAGATAAAGAGATTGGTAAATTTAGAAAAATTCTAGATGAGGTTTCTTATAAGGACTGGAATTTCATTGTTGATAGAGATGTTGGATCGTCTCGCTGTTATCTTCAGATTCAATTCAAAGGTCATTGCTCTGTCACCGGAGAGCCAGCCCCACAGAGAGGCCGTAAGTGGTTCCTCTCTCCCCACATGACCAAGAGTGAAGTTGTTTCCACTGCCTTTAAAGCTGTAATGACAGCAGAGGAACACGAAACAAGAGAGCATTTTAAATACAAAGACCAAGCCATATATGGTCCCCACTTTGACGTAGACTTCTTAGTTCTTGGTGCTAGGTATGGCCACACTGACGTAAGGGAGAAGAAATGATTAAATCAAAAGAAGGAATTTTAGTTTTGTGGGATGAGTCCTGTTATCCAATGACTGTGGAGCAAGCAGAGAAAGAAATGATTATCAAATATCTTCAGCTCTGTGAAGGTAACAAGACCATAGCTGCAAAGATACTGGGGATGAGCCTAAAGACTCTTTACAACAAATTGCACCAATACGGAATGATGGAGAAGCGATGACATTTTTACTTATAGGAATAGCCATTTTTAGCTTTGTAATGGGGTTTATGTTTCACATAGGAATCCTGTTTGACCAGAACAATTTCGATGAATTTTGCAGATACAGACTACAATCAATTGAACGACAGAAACAAAAAAGGAGAAAGAAATGAATAAGAGATCACGATTTAAAAAGAAGCAGAGCAAAGTTGGTGCTGCCATAGTATTATGGCTAATGGTTTTATGGATTGTATTCTCATTCATAATGATGAGCTGCACTCCGACCCATGATGGGGAGCCAACACCAAATCAAAAGACTGCCATATTGGTAGAGGGTCTTTTTAGCCACGAATCTGGCTATGTGAGAGATCATTGGAAGCCTTACCTAGAGGAGAAAGGGTTCTTTGTTTACAGTGAGCCATGGACAACTAAGAGGCCAATAAAATCGGATCTCTGCGCTTGCCACTCTCTTGGAGGTGGATCTTGCATCACTAAGTTCGTTGACTGCAAAGTTTTAATCACCTTTGATGCCAGATCTTCAAAAGGAGATATATTTTCTAAACTATATACTTCACCAGGAGGAACTCACTTCAATTTCTATCAGAAGAAAAGCTTTAGAGGTTGGGAGATTCCAGGCGCTTTAAATATTGAACTAAAGGTAGGTCACACAGAGATGCCAAAAGCTGGTCTTGATTGGATGAAGGAGAACATCAAATGAATATCCGTCATATTAAAGACTCATGGATTCCAAAGAAATTGGGGGTGACTGCGATCACCATTTTCCCATTTATCTTTTATGCTGAATCAAAGCCATCCTATGAAACTCAGGCCCATGAAATGATCCATATTGAGCAAGTGAGAAAGATCGGATGGATTCGTTTTTATTTGTCTTATTTGCTGTTTTATATTGCGTTCAGACTGATGACGTTTGACCATAAAGATTCACACGATAAGTCTTATTACTCCATACCTTATGAAGCAGAGGCTTATCACAACCATAATGAAGAACCTAGGGGGTAAAATAATGAATGATGGTATGGATGTTCTTGGTGTTTTGTCGGCGATGGCAGTCATCTTATGGATAATAAACTTTATAATTGAGTTAATTTAACGGGAGTAAATATGAAAAAACTAATAATAGGAATTGATTTTGATGGGACTGTGGTGCAACACGCCTATCCTGAGATTGGAGAGCCAATTGAGGGAGCCATTGAAACAATCAAACGATTACAAGATTGTGGTCACAAAATAATCCTTTACACAATGAGATCAAGGGACACACTTGCTCATGCCGTTCAATATTTGTCGGATCATGGGATCAATCTCTATGGGGTTAATCACAACAAAGCACAACACCACTGGACAGAGAGCCCAAAAGTTTATTGTCACATATACATTGATGATGCAGCCGTGGGTTGTCCACTTCACTTTCCTGAAGGAAATGAACGTCCATTCGTAAATTGGAATAGAGTAACAGAGGAACTTATATCAAGGGGAGCACTGTAATTGTTTAATTTTGAAAGGGCGAAAAAGGATTTCATGTATTTTTGTGGATTCTTTTTTGCTGAAAGCTTAACACCAGAACAGAAACAAATAGCTAAGGAGTTTTATATGAGTAAATTAGATCAAGAGCTTGCTTCAAAGCTCACAAAAATGAACAAAGGCAAGAAAGATCCAGACATCGGGAACAAGAGAGAGGATCTCGCAAACCTTAAGAAAATAGCTTGGGAAACTCGTAGAGTGGTCGAAGTGGGGCACAACACTCCTAGTGGAAGAGTTGTTTCTTATGAGACAACAAGTGATGTCCATGAGTGGCTTAATCAAGAGTTCAAAAAGCTAGCTAGAGCTCAAGCTCGACAAGCTAAAAAAAAGGCTAAATTATGAAAACCAAATTTAAGGATCAAACAATAAATTTGGGAAGGGTGAAAGAGATTGGTCCAATCCAAGAAGGAAAATTCAATGTCTATGCTGGAAAGACTTACAGCTTCACCGTTCATTTTAAAACAGAGTATCTCAACCAAGTACCAATCAAAGAGCCACTACATTTTTGTTCCAACAATGAGCAGGCTTTAAAGGATGATAGAATGGAGCTTATTGAGAAATTCAACTTTTGGAGGATTCATTGAGCGAAGAAAAGAAAGATTCAGACAGGCCCAGTAATGGGTCTTTATACACTAGCATGACAAAAGATTTGGCCAGAGCTCACTCAACTTTTGAGGGATTCCACGAAATGTGTCGCATGGCTTCTGCCAATCCATTTATTATGATTATGGCTTCATTTACTGTGACAAAGGAGCTGCAAGCCTCTTTCCCAGAGCTTTACGAGCTTTGTGAGAAGGTTCAGGAAACAATAGATCAGGGACCAGGACTCTTTGGAGATCCGAAGCTTAGGGACCAGTTATTAGATTTTGCTGGACAAAGGCATGATCTACTTACGAGAATTGCAGAAAAGCATGGGGTTAAGATTGAAAAAGAGTCGAAACTCATTTTGTTAAACAAGTAAAATTGCAGACCAAACGGGAGGAATTATGCAAAAAAATAAAGAAGTAAAATTAACAGAAGATCAAGAACAAAGAATCGAGGATGCCCTTGATTGTTTGGACGCTCTTAACGCTAAGGACTTGGATGAGAAATTCCAAGCTCAGTTTGATAACTGTTGTAAAAAAATGAAAGAAGCTCAAGAAGCTCAGAGCTTTGATAAGTTTGAAAAAGTAGAAGACAAAATTCTCGCTCTCCACAGAGCTGTCTTTGCTAGTAATGTAGACACTGGAAAAAACGAAGAAGAGAAGGAACCAGTAAGCCCAAATGGGAGTGAAGAAACGGGAGCTCCAACGTCTGAGGACACAACGGACTCTGGTTCCAATGATGATTTAAACCCTGGTGGCACCGCCCCAGAAACTTCGGATGATGCCTCCGATAATACTGACTCATAGTCACTGGGTTTTGAGGGGGGACATGGACGTTCCCCCTTTTTTTTAGGAGGAAAAATGGAATTCAATTTAGAAACCCGCATTTGTATATCACTCAAATGCACCAAAACTTTCAGAACAATGCCAGACAGTCCCTCAGTTTATTGCTGTGAGGATTGCAAATATATAAGCGGCGGGAAGAAGAAGTCCCTCGCAGAAGTAAAACGACGACATGGAAGACACGTTAAAGCATCACTCAAATCCAAGAACCAAGGAGTAGGTAATGGCAAGAGATACATCGGCAAAAGCTTATAATTCAATTTATCCAAAATTAGGTGAAAAACAAAAAGACGTTCTGCGGGTAATCCGTAGACATCCAAGAGGGATCGCTCTCTTTGAACTACCCGACCAACTTGGTTGGCCCATCAATTCCATTTCAGGAAGAATCACAGAACTATCAGAAAAGAAACTCATTGAAATCTGCGGTGAGAAGGTGAATCCCCACACTGGAAGAAAAGCTAAACTCTGGCGAACTATTAAAACGGCTTATTAGAGAAGTGGAAAGACAGCTCAAACAATTTTGATGAGGGGTCTGAGCTGCCTCCACTAAGTGCAAGTAGATAAAATCTTCTTACGCTCGACAATAGTTTTGCGGGAGTAATTGGATATGGCAAGCTCTAAGAAGCCAACACTTGACGAAGTGCTGGAGTATGCTGAGCCCAACATAAAGAATTTCATATCGAAAGAGGCCAAGGGGCTGCCTTTCGAGCAAATTGAAGAGATTCTACAGGAAGGGCTCATCAGAATAATAAAAGCTTACGAAGGTCTTGATCCTGATAAGGGTTGGAAGACTTTTGTATATCAACACGCCAGAGGCGCGGTCCTTGACTACTTGAAAGGTGGTCATGGATTCACAGAGGAAAGGTGGTCGATAGCAAAACCTGAAGAACATGATTCACGAAACGTCAGCAAAATGAGGAATAGACTCGGATTGGTGAACGAAAAAGGTGAGGATATGTCCGTCGATTTTGTCCTGGGGATAAACGGCGAGTTTGATGAGTTTGTGGACAAGCTCAAAATAAACTGGGATCTGGTGTCTCGGTTGGCTTTTAATGACATTGGAGTGAATGTTTTTGCTCGGCACATACAGGGATTTTCAATAGAAGAAATCTCCCACCGATTAAGGCTCTCAAGAGCTCGCATTGGCCAAGTATTAGATGAGTTCATTTCTAGGTTTGACGATCCCAATTGGACATGGAATCCACGTTTTCAACAAATTTGCTATGCTTTCGGGCTCTCAGAGCTCCTGGGTTATCCACCAGAAGATAATGGAAAAGGCTGGTCTTTTGAGCCAGTGAATGTTTTCGATACGACGCCACTCCCACCGGAGGAAGATCAACAACTGAGTTTCTTAGTTTTAATCGAGGATGGGGATGGCAAAGAAGAAGAGTAAAAAGAAGGCCACAAAAAAGACAGCTAAAAAAGCTACTGTGAAAAAACCACAGAAGAAGGTCCTTACTCAACTTCAAGAGAATTTCTTGAGAGAATATGTTGTTATTCGTAACGCCACTCAAGCAGCCAAGCGAGCTGGTGTAAAAGGTAACAATCTCAAACAGCGTGGCCACCAGATTCTCCACGACCCTTTAGTACAAGAAAAATTAAAAGAGTTCACCCAGAAGAAGTGGAATGAAAGAACAGTGGCTTTTGACCGGATGCTGGATCGACTTGAGTTCCTTGCTTGTGATGATTTTGAAGAAGCTGACATCACAGATATTTTGAAGTGGGACGAACATGACAATATAAACATGACCAAATATGAGGATCTATCCCCACAAGCTAGAAGGTCCATAAAGGCCCTCAAACAAGTCATTTCCAAATCTGGGGATAAGGGTGTCGCTGTTGAAATGAGGGACACAGGACAAGCCCTGGCGGCCATGAAGATGTTTGCTGATTACATTGGCCTCAAAGAATACATGAAAGAAATGAAAGCAACGGAGAAGGAGCTGGATGAGAGAGTTAGACAAGGCTCTCGTGAAAGAGCTAAATCAACTAGAATGGGACGACTTCTTGAAAATGCTCGACTCTACAAAGAGCGAGCAGGATCAAAACGATCTGATAATTCATAGGTGCGCGGAGGATATTAGAGGCTTCGCAATTCTCTTTTTCCCCCACTATTGCACAAGGAAATTTAATGTTTTTCACGAAGAGAGTTTTGAGAACTATCAATGGAATGAGAGAGACGTTCGACGGGTTCGCGCTGCACCTCGTGGAGCGGCAAAGTCTACGCTCGCCTGTCTCATTAAGCCGATTCACGATGTCTGCTATGACCTGGAAAAATTCATCGTTGTCATATCAGCAACAACTGCGCTGGCAAATAAAAAGCTCAAGAATGTTCGGCAGGAGATACAGTTCAATCCTTTTTTGGCTGATGTATATGGAACTCATTTTCCAACTAAAAAGCCTGGTGCACAGGAATTTGAAGCCCACTCAGACATATCTTCAACATACTTTGTGGCGTTGGGAAAGGGGTCTGCAGTTCGAGGGATCTCTATTGGACAGTACAGACCCACTAAACTTGTACTCGATGATGTCGAAGACGCAAGAGAAGTTCTCAATGAGATGCTTAGGCAGAAAGATAATGATTGGTTCTTTGAGGATGTTCTTAAAGCTGGTGACACTGGTACAAACGTGGACTTCGTCGGAACAGTACTTCACCCCGAATCTTTACTAAAAAAGCTCCTCCAGAATCCTAGATATGATGTGAAGCCCGTTTATCAGTCCATAATGAGATGGTCAGAGCGTGAAGATCTCTGGGAAAAGTGGCGGGAGATCTATAGAGACATTGACCTTCCTGATCGAGCAGCCAAGGCCCAAGCCTTCTATTCAATGAATAAAGACGAAATGATTAAAAACACTTTAGTCATGTGGCCTGAAAAAGAGTCCTATCTGGATCTTATGATTGAGATGGAAGAGATTGGCCGCCGAGCTTTTATGAAAGAGAAGCAGAATGATCCTGTTGGTTCAAATGACACGATCTTTGAGAACTTTCATTGGTACAGAGAAGAAGAAGATGGACTAAGAATCGAGAGTAATGGAGCTCTGATTCTTTGGAAAGAGTTGTTTCCTGTTGGTGCGATTGATCCTGCTACTGGACAAAATGGATCGAAAGTTCAAAAGGGAAAACTGCCGGATTACACTTGTATTCCCGTGGGGTTCAAAGACATGAAAAAACGTCTTTTTGTTCACCACGATTTTACAAAAAGGGTGTCGCCGTCGAAGGCTATTACAGAGATTTTTAATCTCTACGACAAGTATGAGTTTGAGAAATTTGCCGTAGAGACAAATTTATTCAGAAACTTGCTGCTTCCTAACATCAGGGATGAGCAGAGGCGCAGGGAGAAGAAGACAGGTAAGAACTTTAAAATATCGTTTTATGATGTGGTTCAAACGGAGAATAAACACGAGCGGATCTATAGAATGGAACCGAAAGTGAATCATGGCTGGATATTATTCAACAGAGCATTGAGTGCTCCTTTTAAGAATATGTTCAGAGATTTTCCATTTGCAGATCACGACGATGCACCGGATGCAGTCGAGATCATGTGGAACTTAATTCATAACCGATACAAACCATCGGCAATGAACGTCAGTGCGATGAACAGGTGATTCGCAAAGGACAAGTGAGGAAAGAATATGTTTGGTTGGAGTAATAAGAAAAAGGGTGGCTATAAAAGGAGTCGTTCTGGCCAAAGGCAAAAGAACAATCTTGGTATTATTGGTCTACCTAATGAAAAGAAAAAGCTTAAGTTCAGAGATGAGAGGCTGGATCTTCTTGATTCTTATTATGAGAACACTCAGTACGATGATTTAATGGAGTGGAGTGAAGAATGTTATAGTGATGGAACTTTCATTCCTGTACGTCAAAGATGCCCAAGAATTAAAGCTCCTATTGCAAAAATGATGTGCTCAAGACTTACATCAATGATGATTGGTGGATCTGCTTTCCCAGATACTCCTATTGCTGATATGCCAGATGAGCAAGAGTTCATTAATGCTGTTGTCAGAGAATCTCATGTTAAGTTCAGAATTTTAGAGCCGTTCAGAAGAATGTTGAATACTGGATCAGTTTTTATTCGATTCTACCTATCCGGTGGAACAATGAAAGTGGAGCACTTTCTCTCAAAATACTGTTACCCCACTTTTGATGATTCCGATCAGCTTGAAAAAGTCATTGTGAAATATGTCTTTGAAGATCCTGAAGAACTGGATAAAGACGGAAACTTCAAAAAGAAGTGGTTCAAGATGGAGCTCAATAAGATGAGCGAAATCATGTATGACAATCCAGACTTCGATCCTGACGCAAAGGATGAGCCTGAGTTCACAGTAGTTGCCCAGGTTGACCACGAGCTAGGGTTTGTTCAAGGAACTTGGTTCAGGACCTCTGAGGATCGACACAGTCCTGATGGTTATTCCATGATAGCTGACTGTTTAGATTTCATTGATGAAATGTGCTATTCGATGTCCCAGAGCTCCACTGCTGTTGAATACAATCAAGATCCACAGCTTGCCTTTAGCTCAATGGATAGTGAGGAACTTGAGAAAGTGATCCGATCAGCGGCTAAGTCTTGGAACCTTGGAAGAGAAGGAAAAGCCGAGTTCCTAGAGTCCAATCTCAGTGGTGTTGAAAAAGCAATAGAGCTTCGAGACAAATTCCGTCAGAACATTCAGGACTTCATGCGAATCCTATTGATGGACCCTGAGAAGATTGTTGGGAACGCTCAGAGTGCAAAAGCAATGGAAGTTCTTCATGGCCCCATGGTGGATCTTGTTCGGGAACTTCGTGGAGTTATCGAGCCACAATTGAAAGAGCTTCTAATAAAAATGGAAGTAGTACTTCTCCATGCCAATGAGAAAGGGATGGATCTTCCTTTTGATATTCCTCCAGGTTGGAGACCTCAAACAATAGTTTTCAGTATCAAGTGGAAACCAATATTTCCTGAGACAGTTGCAGATCAACAAGCAAGGGTCAGTCTTGCAGTGAGTGCTAAGAACGCAGGACTTCTTTCTCGTGAAACAGCTCTTAAGAATGTCGCTGATATTTTTGGAGTGGAAGACATCGAACTTGAAATGCAAATGGTTGATGATGACCCAGTAACCAATCCATTTGGAGGATTTTAGTGGCCAAAAAGAAGGATGAAAATAAGCGCGTAATATTCCGTCGAGTTGGCGGACGTGTCATTCCAATTACTTTGGCTGGTGGTGCAGCTCTAGAAGCTTCTAGAAGAAAAACTGTATATAGGGGGCAGAACCTTGTTGTTAAGCAAAGAAAATCAATATTCACAAGAACCACAACTTTAAAAGCTATCCGTAGTTATCCACTTTTAAATTCATCAAGAGTTGTGGGGAAAGCTGTTTTTCAGAAGCAAAAAAAGAACAGAGCAAAAATTAAATATTTTGAGGCTCTTGATAAGAGATCAGCTCCAGCTCTTTTTTCATCAATGAATAAGAGTGCGAAGAAACAGAAAATAAAATTTTTCAATTCAATTGCAGTCAATCCAAGAGTTGCTGACATAACAAAAGCAAGAAAAGGAAAACTTCTATCTATATCAAAATCAGGAGTACGATTTGTAGGAGCTAGAGCGGCCAAAGGTGAAATAACTAGAGCAAGAAAAGGTTATGTTCGAGCAGGCATAAAAGCAATAATGAAGGTGAAATGATGAAAAAACGTGATCAAAATAAAAGAGTTATCTTTCGCAGAGTGAGAGGTCGGATCATTCCAATAAAAATTGCTACAAATAAAAGAACCAACAGTCTTTCTGAAGGCGGGAAGTATGTAGCTGGTGGAGCTGCTATAGCTGCAGGATCGGGAAAAATTTATAAAGAGGTGAATAAATTCTCTACTCGTAAAAGCATGAAAGCTTTCAGATCTCTTGAGAGAATATCAAACTATCCAAAAGCTGGTGGCTCTCAACTTACATTTTTTCAAAGGCAAAGACAGTTTAAGGCTTTTAAATTGGCAGAAAAGGCTAGCAACTCAGCAACAAAAGTTGGCAAGGTTGCAAGGCCATTGAGAAAACTTGGCACTGCATCAGCAGCAGTTTTTATTGGCTATGGAGCTGCAAAAGTCACTA